GTAAGGGCAAAACCGGTGACTCCGGAAAAAATAAACATTTCTTAGGATATGTAAAAGCCGATGGAACAACTACATCTGATCAATCTGATCCGAATATCAAAAAAGACAAAAAAGGAAATTTAGAGGTAAAAAGAGGAAACCCCGGAAATAGAGATAGGGGTAAATTTGTTTGGAGATGTATATTAGAACAAGGAGGACAGGATCCTTATAGTGGATTACCACTTGATTTAAGCGCAATTGATTTAGAGCATGTACGTGCATTTGATAATAGAGATAATGGGAATCCAACGACAGATGATTATTTACACAGAGAACACGATGATAATATCGTTATATGTGCAACAAATCTAAATCAAAAAAAATCCAATTTATCAATGAAAAAGTTTTATGAGATGCATGTAGACTCACAAGTTGGAAAATCTCAAGCTGCTTTTAAAAAAGAAAGTGAAACATATGAAACGATAAATGAGGTTGCATCACAAACTGACCAAAAAGCAGCACTTGCTGTAAAGGATGGAAAGTTTAGAGATGGTTATAACTTTAAAAATCTTAAAGACTTATTTGATAATGATGATGTAGTTTATACAAATGCAAAAAATGAATTTAAAAAAGTAGCCGAAACAACTGAAGATAAAAAAGCAATTGCCGGATTAAACTCCGAAATAGGTAGAAGTGTTTTAATGGATATGGGGTTGAGTAGAGGACTAGTAGATAAAAGTGGTAGAAGAACTATAAAACTATCATCTGATAATTTATATAGAGGATTTATGTTATCAATGGCCGATAATTTGGATAAGCAAGATAAATTTAAGGCCGGTTGGGAAGAAGCTAGAAAAGTTGGAAACTCCGATAAATACAGATTAAATGGTAAAGGCCAGCAGGGAATGATAAAATATCTTATTGATAATAAATTTATTAGTGATAAAGTGTTAAATGACCCAAAACTTGGTAAAGTATTTCGTAATGCATTGAATGAGGTTTACGATTATGATAATAATGTATATATTTTGATTGATTAAATCAAAACTTAAAATAAAAAATAAATAATGAATACACAACTACTTTGCTTATTCACACTCAATACGGAGTTACAACATTCCATTGATTTCATACTGAACAGTTATGAAATAATAAACCCTAATGTCTTCGTTTTGGAGAACAAAATAAAAGCAGAAGAGTTGTTTATTACTTTTAACGTAGAGAAAGGTTCAGCCCCAATAAATTCAAAATGGAAAACAATACTTGTACATAGAAAAAAGCAATCAAACACAATATACACTATAAACGCACTAAACGAAGTTGTAAAATCTAAAACCGGCGGACACATAGATAGTTCGTTCATTATAGATTGGGACGAGTTTAGAAATTGTATTTTAACCACTTCAAATGTAGGATATAAGAAAATACCAACAAAGATACATAAAACTTTGAATGTAGATAATTTGGGAAATTAAAATATTTTTCTTATATTTGATTTATGCCAGCAAAAAAGTTTATACCGATTGAAATAAAAACCAATACACCGGAGAATATATTTCAAGACAATAAATTAGAACTTTCTAAAACTATAATTGATGCCATCGCCTTTGCTATTAAGTATAAGCGTAAAAGAGTAGACTTTGCCCTTATAGTAGTTAAGGGCATATTGGTTATCACACTTTCAATAGATAGTAAAGAATTTGTAGACCTATTAGAGCAGAACATAGAAAATCTAATAGAGTTTGAAGAATACGAACATTGTGCATTAGCAGCTAAATTAAAATCTAAAATAGAAAAAAATGAGTTACAATTACAAGTACAAGAATCCGGAAGTAGTAAAACAAATTGAAGAACAATACCCTGAGATGACTAAGGAATACCTTAATATCATTATGGAAGGATATGAAACATTTTGTGCAAAGCAATCCAATTACGGACCACACAACATTTCAGTAGGAACATCATTAGAAACCGATGATGATAAGAAATTATCTCTAACAGGCCTATGGTTTAGAATGAACGATAAAACACAGAGATTAAAGCAATTAGTAGTATTGGGAAAGCAAGATAATGTAGGTGAAGCTGTGGATGATACCTACCAAGACCTATCTGTATATGGGGTTATAGCACAATTGGTAAGTCGTGGTAAATGGGCAAAATAAATTTGGTAAATCCAATTAATTTTCGTATATTTATAATATCAAAAGATAAAAAGGTTATATTTAGTAATAGAGATATTGCAATAAACCTCAACTTTAAACTTAATTTTTAAACCTTAAAACAACAAAAGCAAATGGACATTTCATTAGCACTGAATCGCTTTAAAAGCCTTCAAAACACATCAAAAAAGTCTGACTTAATTTGGAAGCCAGCAAACGGGAAATCACTTATTCGTATCGTTCCCTACAAGTTCAACAAAGACTTACCTTTCATTGAACTTTATTTTCATTACAACATTAACAACAAAACTTATCTGAGTCCTATCTCATTTGGTAGACCTGACCCAATCGTTGAGTTTGCAGAAAAACTTAAACGTACAGGCGATACTGATGATTGGAAAGCAGGTAAGAAAATGGAGCCGAAACTTCGTACTTTTGTACCCGTAATCGTACGTGGTAAAGAAAATGAAGGAGTAAAGTTTTGGGGTTTTGGTAAGACGGTATATCAGGACATTTTAGGTTACATAGCGGATCCTGATTATGGTGATATTACTGACCCAAACAACGGTAGAGATATTGTGTTGGAAGTAACATCAGCTGAAGAATCAAACGCATCTTATCCTACAACTACAATCCGTGTTAAACCGGCCGTATCTAAGATACATTCCGATGCGGAAACTGTAGACCAGCTGTTGAACAATCAAAGAGAAATTACTGAATTGTATTCGGAATTATCTTACGCAGAGTTAAAAACTATTCTTGAAAATTGGTTGAATCCATCGGCAGCAGCTGGTGAAGATGAAATCGTTGATGAATTGGAAGCACCAAAACCTGCAGCTAAAACAACTACAACGGTAGCACCTTTGAAATCTTCTTTAGCAAAAGAGATTGAAGCAGGACACCTTTCCGACTTACCTTGGGATAAGGAAGAAGCAAAACCAAAAGCAAAAGATGATGTAGCATCTGCTTTTGATGATTTATTCAATTCATAATTAAAACCAATTCAATGGCCAAAAAAGCAGTATATGATTTAGCAAGTATTCTTGCTGACTCCCTAAACAAACAAAATAAGGAAGGAAAGATTGCATACTTTCTAACCGGCGATGGCGGAGATGCACCAACCAATGTAAAGGATTGGTTATCTACCGGAAACGCTATGTTAGATGTAGCAATATCCAATAGACCTTATGGTGGTTTGCCAGTTGGCCGCATCACAGAGATTACGGGTTTGGAGCAGAGTGGAAAATCTCTGCTCTCTGCCCATCTTCTGGCTGAAACACAAAAGAAGGGAGGTGTTGCAGTATTGATTGATACGGAAACGGCAGTAAATAAAGATTTTTTAGAGGCATTAGGAATGGATATATCCAAACTCCTTTATGTTTCGGTTGATACAGTAGAGGGTATCTTTGAGGCTTGTGAAACTATTATTGAGAAGGTACGAACCGCCGATAAGGACAGGTTGGTAACAATCGTAGTAGATTCAGTAGCAGCCGCTTCTACATTAAAAGAATTGGATGCCGATTATGGTAAAGATGGTTACGCAACGGACAAAGCAATTATCATTTCCAAAGCAATGAGAAAGATAACCAATATGATTGGTCGTCAAAACATCGCATTAGTATTTACAAATCAGTTAAGACAGAAGATGAACGCAATGGCATTCTCTGACCCTTGGACTACATCGGGAGGTAAAGCATTAGCATTCCACGCTTCAGTTAGATTGAGATTAAAAAATATGGGTTCACTCAAAGCAGGAGATAGAATTGTGGGTATTAAAGTTCGTGCTCAAATCGTTAAGAATCGTATGGGGCCGCCATTAAGACACGCTGACTTTGAGATTTACTTTGATAGGGGCATTGATAACTATGGTAGTTGGCTTACTCTAATGAAGGATAACAAAATCGTAAAGCAGGGTGGAGCTTGGTATGAATATACTGATACCGAAACCGGTGAGATAATCAAATTCCAAGCAAAAGACTTCGCTAAGATTTTAGAAGATGAAGCATTAAGAACACAAATATATCTTAGGATATGTGAGGCAACAATTTTACAATACAAATCAACAACGGGTGAAGTTGAAATAACAACGGACGTAGCATATGAGTCAGATTAGTAAAAAGTATTTAGATATTCTAAAACAAATAGATGATGAGCACAAGGAGTTCGGTGATTTACAAAGGAACTCAAAAACATTGGTTATAGACGGGTTAAACACTTTTATTAGGTCTTGGTCAACAGCACCAAACCTCAATGATAATGGCGACCACATTGGAGGCATAGTCGGTACTTTAAAAAGT